ACACCAACATGATCAACGCCAACCGTGACGCTCGCCCTCGCGAGATGAACGGCATGGAAAACAACCCGCTGTTCCAGGACGGCGATTTGATTTGGGATGGTGTGATCATCCGCCAGATCGAAGAAATCTCGACACTGATTACTGTGTCAAGCATCTTCGCAACGGCTGGCGCTTCGTCCATCGCAGTTGAGCCGGGCTTCCTTTGCGGGCAGCAGGCAATGGCAATTGCGTGGGGTCAGGAACCCACACCGCGCACGGACATGCAGGACGACTACATGTTCCGCCCGGGTGTTGCCATCGAAGAACTTCGCGGCATCGCAAAACTTCACTTTGGAACCGGCACGTCATCGGCGTCGAAGCAGCACGGTATTGTCACCGTGTACAGCTCCGGCGTTGCTGACTAACGGATAGGAGCAGACACACATGGCTAACTATCAGTCAAAGCAGTACGCCAACAACGTCCGCGTTTCTGTTGGCGCACTGCCAGGCAACATGATCGGCTTCTATTGGGAAGTCCCGATCACGACGGCAGCCGCGAACCTTGACACCTTCGATTTCGGCATTGTTCCGAAGGGTTTCCGGGTTTTCGGTGGTTGCCTCGAATCCACCGACATTGACACGAACGGTTCACCGACCGTCACGATCAACGTGGGCGATTCAGGCTCGGCGAGCCGTCTCTTTGCCGCCTCGACCGTTGGTCAGGCTGGCACGGCGGACCGCGCGCTTGCGGTTGCCGGTCAGGGCTACCTTTACACCGCTGACACGGTTGTCACGGGTGCCATTCCGACAGGTCCAGCCACGGGTGCCACGGGGACTCTTACCCTGTCGCTCTATGGCCGCTTTGAAGGCTCGGCGTCCTAATAAATCGGGGGGAGGCAATAACGCTTCCCCCCTTTTACCATCTGAGGTTCCCATGCCATTTTTTGCATACATTGGCGGCGAAGAGTTCGACGAGACGGAAATGCCGTCAATGGTCAAGATCTTCGGGCACCGCTTCGTCATCAACCAGCCGGTTGAGGTGACGGACGCGCACGCAGTATCAAAGCTGCGCAATCACAAGTTTTTCGAAGAGATCGAGGACGCAACGGCTCCGCAGATCATCGCGCCGCGCAAGCGTGGCCGCCCTGCCAAGCCAGTCTTTGCCGAGGACGCAATTGAAGTGACGGACGCGGACGATGGCGACAACTAACGTCCAGCTTTATGTCCTCGTGGCTGAAGAGCTTCAGCTAATCAGCGGCAACGAGGCATTGAGCGCGGACGATAGCGACAAGATCAGCCGCAGGGCGTCACGTACGCGGTCGTGGTTGATTGAAGAGGGCCTCTGTTACTGGCTGGATGATGACATTCCAGACGCCGCTGCATTGCCATTGGCTCAGATCGTGGCCGGTCAATGCGCGGAGATGTATGGGCGCGGTCTTGGTTCGAGTGCCCCTTATCCAAACGCCGCAGCGGGCTATGCCTTGCTTGAGCGTCACGTATCACAGCGCAGTGCGCGCGAGCCTGTTAAAACGGAGTACTACTGATGACGAAGGTTGCACGGGTCGTAACCGTATCTGGCACGTTTGCCGCTACCGGGCAGTCGGCTGCATTTCGCCCGCTTCCAGGCACGTTCAGCATGTGGCTGCAGGGCGGTGTCGGAACGGTCAAGCTGGAACGCTCCACCGACCTCGGCACAACCTGGATTGACGTAAACTCAGACGCAATCGGAACGGTTGCAAGCTGGGCGCTCAACACAACCGAGGTTTCCCAGTTGGTGGACGAGCCAGAAATCGGGGCGCAGTATCGGTTCAACTGCACCGCCTACACATCCGGCACCATCACCTACCGTCTGGGCCAGTAAATGCCGGTCGTCAGGCCGCACGTGCGGCCACACGTCAGGCCAATGATCAGACCGCATTCATCGCCCTTGTACGGCGGTTCGTCGTTTCATGACGGCATCAGTTTCAACGCTGAAACACAGCGCGTCGTGATAAAGGCTGTTGGTGGGTCGCCTACTGTCACGAGCCTGACGAGTGCCTTCACGTTCACGTGTGGCAATCAGTCCATGTATCGCGGGGCGAATGGCTTGCTGGTGCAGGCAGTCACGAACACGCCGCGCATTGAGTATGACGCTGGCGGCTCTTGTCTTGGGCTGCTGATGGAAGCCAGCCGGACGAACCTTGCGCTGCAGAGTCAAGACCTTGCCACGACGTGGACAGTCAGCGGCGCGACGGCATCTGCCAATTCTGTCGCCGCACCAGACGGCACAACGACAGCCGACACGCTGGTTGAGTCATCAGGCGGGACGTTCCATCTCGTGCGCCAGGATGTGACCATCACGGCAAACTCGGCCTATACGTTCTCGGTGTTCGTCAAGGCGGCTGGGCGCACGGCTTGCAAGCTGCAAGTATCGAACACGCTTGAAAACACGGGCGCAAATGCTGACTTTGATTTGACGGCAGTCACAGCCAGCAACGTCACAAACTTCGGCACGGGCGCGTCATCAGCAGCGACAATTACAGCATACGCAAACGGCTGGTATCGCATCAGCTTGCGCACAACAATTGACGCTGCATCGACGACGGGCCGCATTCAGTTGCTGCTTGCCAACCCGGCAGGAACAACAAGCTATTCAGGAGATGGCGCGTCGGGAATGTATATGTGGGGTATGCAGTATGAACTCGGGCAATTCATGTCGTCCTACATCCCCACCACCACCATAGCCGTAGCCCGTACAGCAGATAGCTGCATTCGGACGCTTTCGACGGAGTACAGCGCGACGGCGGGGACTGTGGTTGTGCAGGGAAGGGCGAGCGGGGGGCAGGATACGGCCCAGCAGTATGTGTACGAGTTTGGCGACGGCACAGGCAACGAAAGCACTCGGCTACAGCGTCAGGCCAACACAGATTTATGCCGTGTCAACGTGGTCGATGGCGGAGTTGCGCAAAGCGGCGCGTTGACGGATTTTACTTTTGTCAATTCAACAGCGTTCAAACACTCGCTTTCTTGGTCTGTTAACGACTTGGCTGCGTCACTCAACGGGGCGGCGGTTACGACAGACGCTGTGGCTACAATCCCAACAACGACCTCTCTTGGACTTGGCATTTCCACATTCGGGCTGCCTGCTAACGGCCACATCCGCCGGTTCGACTACTACCCGACACGACTTTCTAACGCTTTCCTGCAATTGGCCTCTGCATAATGGCTCGCATCACAATCCCGCTCGGGAAAGCCTTCGCCAAGGGCCGCAGCCCTGTCGCGGGGCTGGCCTCAATGACCAATATGTACAGTGAGCCAACACCAGGCGAAGGCCGGTCCGACGTTGTGCTGTATGGCTCACCCGGCAAAGCATTGTTCTCGACGATTGGCGGCGGGACGATACGCGGGCAGATCAATGCGAGCGATGTCCATTACGTAATCGCCGGGACGCGGCTTTACAGCGTTTCGTCTGCTGGAGTTACAACTGACATTGGTGAAATTGAAGGCGGTCTGGCTTGCGATTTGTCCTACAACGGCAATCAAATCCAGATCGTTGCTGACCTCAAGACTTACTCTTACGACACCCCGTCGGGCGTACTTTCGGAAGAGACGGGCGATGGGTTTGAACAGTCATCATCTACCGCGTCGGTCGCTTCGTACTCGCTGGTGGCAGTCAGGAATACGGGTCGATTTCGTTGGAAGCTAACGAACACGACATCATACCCCGCACTGAACTTTGCCACGGCAGAAGCTGAGAGCGACAATTTGGTCGCCATCCGCAAGACCGGCAATGACATTGCGCTGTTGGGAAAGACAACTACGGAGTTTTGGGGACCGACTGGCGATGCCGGGGCGGATGCTTTCGCGAGGACTGCGACGGCATCGGCAAACGTCGGCTGTGTTTCCCGTGATTCGGCTGTTGTGGTTGATGACGCACTGACGTGGGTCGGGCGTGATGGACGGGCCGGGGGGATTTCCGTCTATCGGGCCGAAGGCTACCAGCCGCGCCGGATAAGCACGCCACAGGTGGACACTTATCTTGAAAGCGTCTCCGACCCTACCACGATCAGGGCATTATCATATCAACAGCGCGGGCATTTGTTCTACGTCATCACGGCACCGAATGAGTGGTCGCTTGCTTACGACGTGGGCACGCAAGTCTGGGCCTATCGCAAGTCTGGCTTATGGTCGATGGGCGCAGACCCGACTGGCGGCTGGGATGCGAACACGTTTGCCCTTAACGGCTCCAAACAGATCGTGGGCGCGTCTGATGGCAATTTGTATGAACTACAGGTCGAGACGTATACGGAAGCCGGGGCGGGCATAGTTCGAGAAGTGACGACGCCGCAGATCTCAAGCGACGGACGCCGCTCGTTCATGTCGCGCCTGGAGCTGGAGATTGACGCGGGCAATGGCCTCGTGACCGGCCAAGGGTCCGACCCCATTGTCATGGAAAGCCATAGCGACGACGGGGGCCACACGTGGTCAGACGCTCGCAATGCTGGAATGGGCCAAATCGGTCAGACCAAATGGCGGGCGGTTTGGAATGCACTCGGGTCGTACCGGCAGCGGATTATCAAGTTCCGGGTTTCCGACCCAATCAATGTCGTGTTCCTGAAAGCACACGCTGACGTGCAAGTCGGGTCTATGTAATGGCAAAGAGCCGCCAGAACATCCCGGACAAGCTGCACCAGAATGACCGCGAGGTTGTGGGGTTCATTCAGGACATCATGGATTATCGCAAGTCGCTGGTTCCGACCGGCGAGGGCATTCGTCATTTCCTCGCGACCGTGCCTGATGGGTTTCTGTCGTGTGATGGCTCTGCGGTTTCTCGTACGACCTATGCGGCGTTGTTCAGCGCGCTAGGCGAGACATACGGGGTGGGCGATGGGTCCACGACTTTCAATCTGCCGACTGCGGCGGGCTTCGTGGTCAAAACGTGAGGAACTTTTACCGGCTATGCGAAGGCATAGACACCGTGTCAGTGGTTCACGCCTTGCAGACACGCCCCGGCTTGTGGAACCGAAACGACCTACGCAGGGTCTACCCGGAAACGCCTCACCGTGAATGTGACGATATCTGGCTACGCTTCCAGCCCGAAGGCATGACGCAGGAGCAGATTATTGACGCGCATGAAAGCGTGAACTATCCGGCCTTGAGCGAGTTGCCGATGGTTAGGCCCATCATCTTTGGGTTGATGCGTCAGGTGGACGGCGAGCGGCTGGGGCGCGTTCTCATCACACGGTTAGCACCTGGAAAGCGCATCTATCCGCACGCGGACGGCGGGGACCATGCCGCCTATTACAAACGATATCAGATTGGATTGCATAGCCTCCCGGGCGTCTTGTTCCGGTCCGGTGACGAGCAAGTCAACATGCTGACGGGTGAAGTCTGGTGGTTCAATAACGGCATCGAACATGAAGTCGTGAACAACAGCGCGGATGATAGGATAACGCTTATCGTGGACATCAAGCCGTGCTTGTGACGTTTCACACGGAACGCTGGATTGATGTGTATCCCGAGCTAAAAGAACACTGGCCCAACCATTGGGCCGAAGTCGCCATGCATAAGGACAAGGTGGCGCTTAACCCGAACCATGCCGAGTATGAGCGGCTAGACCTTTCGGGTCAGTTGCATGTGACGGTGGCGCGGTCTGAAGGTCAATGCGTCGGGTATCTGACGGCCATTGTCAGGCCGCATCTGCACTATGCTCAAAGCCTAAGTGCATTCTATGACCTCTATTACATCACGCCAAGCCACCGCCTTTGGATGACGGGTGTGAGGTTGTTTGCAGAGGCCGAGAAGGCACTGAAAGCGCGAGGCGTTGAGCGGTGCTTCACGGGGACGAAATTGTCAAAAGACGCCAGCAAGATATTTGAGCGGTCGGGATGGCAGGAGGCGGAGCGCCTTTTTGTCAAATACATAGGGGAATGAAAACATGGTTGCGGTAGCAATTGGCGGCGCTGCTCTTATTGGCGCGGGTGCGTCTGCGTACTCTGCAAACAAGGCGGCAAGCGCGCAGACGAAGGCGGCTAACCAGGCATCACAACTTCAAAAGGACCAGTACGCCCAGACGCGCAACGATCTTGCGCCGTATCGTCAGGCAGGCCAGCAAGCCACGGGGCAGTACACATCGCTCCTCGGCATGAATGGCAAGGACGCTCAGTCTGCAGCCCTTTCTGGTTACACTGAAAGCCCGTTTCTGGCCCAGCTCGTGAACCGTACGGGTCAATCGGTTGATGCCTCTCAGGCAGCACGAGGCGGGCTATTCTCTGGCGCTACGGGCCAGGCCATTGCAGACCGCACAGGCCAGCTTTACCTCGGTGACTATAACAACTACCTGTCGCGCATTGGTGGGCTGGTTGATACTGGCGCGGGCGCGGCAACGACGACGGGGCAGTTTGGTGCTAACGCGGCATCGGGTCAGGCGCAGAGCGCCCTTGCTGCGGGCAATGCGAGGGCCAACGGCTACATCAACACCGGCAACGCGGTGAACAATTTCCTCAATCAGGGCGCGCAGTTGTATGGCGCGTACAAGGGCGGGGCGTTCAATTCGAATCCGTACGCGAACGGTCAAAGCGCATCGGGTGACTTCGCGCGTATTCTTGGGGGTGGCTAATGGCTGAAATGGTGCAACCCGACGTCGTCGGGAACTACCTCGCTGCGTATAACTCGGCAACTGATCGACGCACGGCTGCGGCAGACCGCCAGCGCAACATGCAGCGCCAGGATGTGGCGGACCAGCAGCAAGCGCAGCAGTTCCAGTTTCAAATGGACGACCGCCAACTGCAGGCCGCGCAGGCCCAACAGGAAAAGTTTTCACGCCTCGCGCTATGGGCCGACACACCGGAAAAGTGGGCGCAGGCCACGCAGATGGCCGAGGCTGAAGGCTCGAAGGGTGCAGGGGGAATCCCGTTTGAAAAGCGCGGCGCGAAACTTGCTCAAATGCTGGATGTCAAAACGCAGCTTGACCAAGAATGGAAGCGCCGGGAGTTCGCGCTGAAACAGCGTGAGACAGAAGCAAATATCAATCAGTCAAACGCAGCGGCTGAGGCGGCGAGGTCAAGTGCTGACGCCACTCGGTCGCGCGCCAAAATGCTGTCAGGTGGCATAAACCCAGAAACCGGCCAGCCAATGATGAAGTTGACGGAATCGCAATCAAAAGACCTTGCGTTCTATCAAAGAGGCACCGCCGCTCTCAATAAGCTGACTGACGACAGAATCGGGCAGATGATAAGCAGCGGAAATGCTGCTGTGGCGAGTTTGCCGTTTGGGTATGGAAACGCAATGGTTAGCCCCTCTGCAAGGCAGGGGAAGCAGGCCGCAGCAGACTTCCTTGCGGCCATCCTTAGAAAGGATAGCGGCGCGGCTCTTACACAAAGCGACTTTGATGTTTACGGTCAAATCTTTATGCCAGTTTGGGGTGATGACCCTGTCACATTGGCTCAAAAAGCTGAGTCACGAAAACAGGCTCTTGAATCTCTCAGGGCGGGGCTCGGCACGGCTGAGATACTTGCTCAATTTGGCCCGCAGCCTAATGCCACAACACCACCACCGGCTGATGGCAACACCACCGCGCCTGCTGTGCCGCCGCCACCCCCAGGCGCAAGGATGATGAAGTAATGCCAGTAGCCATCAACGATAAGACCGGGGAAGTCTTCACGCTCGACCAAGGTGGAAAGTGGCAAACCGCCAAGCGGGCGAAGAATGACCAGACAGGCGAAGAGTACTATCTGGACGGCAGCGAGTGGAAGACGCTCGATATGCCCAAGCCAGACCCATACGCCAAAATGGGTTTGGAGCAAATCAAAGCGGAATATCAGAAGGCCCAAAAAGCAGGGGCAAAGCCTGAAGCACTTTCCGGCATTGCGGACGCTTACGTCAGCAAAGAGCAAAGCGATGCGGCGGGGAGCAAGGGGTATTTTGGTCAGAGCGTGCTGAATGCAGTCGATAATGCGTCCAGAGATGCAGCGAGAGGCGTGCCGGTCCTTGGCGGGATGCTTGACGAAGCGAGCGCCGCTATGGGCACGCTTACGGGCGGCAATTACACAGAGGGGTTGGACTACCAGCGAGCGCGCGACCGATATAATGACAAACTTGGCGGCGGATACCTAAGCCCCATTACTCAGTTTGTGGGCGGTGCAGCCGCTACGGGCGGCGCTTTGCGGTTACTGGGGGCGGGTGGGGTTGCTACCACTGCAGCAACACCCCAGAGGCTTTTACCGACCGTTACGCAAGCACTGCGCACGGCGGGGGGTGGTTCCGTGATAGGTGCTGCAGACAGCTTTGCTCGTGGCGAAGGTGACGGGCGCGGCATCAATGCTGCAATTGGCGGTGTTCTTGGCGGCGTTCTTGGCGCGGCGACACCCTACGTCGCTGGCGCGGTGGGCACGGGTGCGAAGCGAGTGATGGACTATTTGACATCAGACGCGGCTTTGCAGCGGCTTGGCATTAGCCGACAGGCGGCGAATGTTTTGATACGTCAGCTATCGACTGATGACACGCTCACACAGACCGGCGCGCAACGCATCCAGGCGGCAGGCCCGGATTCAATGCTTGCAGACGCGGGCCAATCGGCAACCAATCTGCTGGACACAGCATTGCAGCGCAGCGGACCTGGTTCCACGGCAGCACGCCAAGCCATTGAGGCGCGCGCCGGTCAGGCGAACCGCGACCTTACGCAATCTCTCAATCAGACATTTGGAACGCCTCCGGTAGGGGTGGAGACACGGCAAGCCGCCATTAGAACCGGAACGACTGCGGCGCGCAGGAGTGCATACGACGCGGCCTATGACCAGCCTATCGACTTCAACACTCCTGCCGGTCAGCAATTGGCGCGCGACATGCAACGCCTTCAGGATTCCGCGCCTTGGGCAATCCAAGAGGCGAACGCGGAAATTGCCATGCGCGGCGAGCAACCGACAATGGTGCGAGTGCTTGACCGGGCAACCCGGGCGCTGAACTCGGCAGCAACGCGCGGCGAGCGGGGCGGGGCGCTTGGTGGCAACACGCCACTTGGGGCTGCTGCTGGTGGCTTGGCGCAGGACATTCGCGCGTCGTTACGCACGGCGGTCCCCGAATATGGGGTGGCGCTTGATACTGCCGCCGACCCCATCCGCCGCATTCAGGCCACTGAGTTTGGTTCAACTATCCTTGACAAGAATGTCACCCGTGAACGGGTTGTCGAAGAGCTTGCGGGCATGACAGGCCCGGAGCGGCGCGCGGCAATGAACGGCATTCGCGACAGCATTGATGAGGTCGTGGCAAACGTCAAAGGGATGGCATCGGACCCGAACATAGACGCTCGCCAGTTGCGTGAAGTGCTGGGGGTTCTGTCCTCGCCTGCAGCGCGCGAAAAGGTTCAAGCCCTTGTGGGTCAAAACGAGGCACGCGCGTTTTTCGGTCAAATCGGACGCTTCTCCCGTGCCGCAGAGCTGCGGGCAAGCGTTGCCACAAACTCAAGAACATTCGGGCGCAGCGCCACGGATGCGCAAGTCAAGGCGCAGCTAGAGCCTGGACCGCTTGGGATGGTGCTTGAAGGCAATGGCCCCGGCGCGATCAAGAAAATCATTCAGACGCTTACGCGAATGACGCCGGAGCGGCGGCTTGCTGCTGAAGATCAACTGTATGGTGAAATCGCCGCAGCACTGACAACGGTGCGCGGGCGAGCGGCTCAAACTCAGTTAAACCGGCTTCGCGCGGCAATTCAGGCTCGCTCGCAGAATTACACCGGGGCGCGCTCTATCGGGGCTGCTGCTGGTCGTGGGTTTGCTGGCTCTGGCTCTGGTGGCGTTGTAGTAGTTCAGCAACCTTCTCAGGATTAGCTTTCGCCCATCTCATCAACTCAATGACCATGATGTCATTGGCCGTGCCGACCCAATAGCCGGTGCAGATGCCTATCGCAGTCGTTGCCCCGAGCGTTCCAATGAACGCACCGGCCAGCCCGACAACGCCAAAGACCAAATAAATCAGGCCAAGCCACGCGAACCAGAAAAGGCTCGCGAGCATGTCGCGCTTGCTTGTCATTTCTGAACCATAGCAGAACACAGGAAATCGTCAAAAATGGCTAATATCTGGGACGGCTCCGGCCAGGTTCTCGTAGATGGCGCAGGCAACCCCTACGCCTCGTGGAAGCTCTACACCTACGAAACCGGCACCACGACGAACAAAGCCACCTATTCCGATGCTGGCCTGACTTCGGCCAATACCAACCCGGTAGTTGCTGATGCGAACGGGCGAATGGGCGATGTCTACTTTATCGCCGGTCGCTACAAGCTGGTGTTCAAAACGTCCGCTGACGTAACCATCAAGACCATTGACCCGTTTGATGCTCACGTTGAAATGCTGACGGCGTCAGCCCCAGTGTCCCCCACGTATCCATTTTTGGAATATTATAACACGACAGACGGCAAGCGATATCGCCGCAACGCCGCTAACAGCGCATGGATTGACCTTGGGCTAGTGGATAGCCTTGGGAACTCTGCAACTGTCGCGCAGATACTCGCTGGAACCGATACGACCTCATTTGGCACGCCGGACAGCATCGCGGCATTGTGGCAGCGTGGGACTGACATTGCGTCTGCTACGACGTTGTCCCTGCCGTCCACGGGTGGTCGCGTGTTCAACATCACTGGCACCACGACCATAAACGGAATTGGCTCTGCGGTCGGCGGGACGTGCTTAAAGCTGAAGTTCGTTTCCGCTTTGACGCTTACCCACAATGGAACGTCTTTCATCCTTCCGGGTGCTGCGAATATCACGACAGTTGCGGGTGATACTGCGGAGTTCATCGCGGAAGGCGCTACAGACGCAATCAGTTCAAACTGGCGTTGCTTTGACTACCAGAGGGCAAGCGGTTCGCCGATTAACATCACGGACCAAGTTGCAACGCAGGCTAATCAGGAAACTGGCACAAGTGTTACAACCGTTGTCACTCCTGGGCGGCAGCAGTATCACAAGAGCGCGATGAAGGGCGGTGCATCTTTCGATGCAACTGGCGTTATCGCAATTGCCACATCGTCAGACTATAACATCAGCTCGATCACCGACAACGGCGTAGGAGACTATTCTGCGAATTACACGACGGCGTTCTCGGCGACGACAGCGAGGTTCACGACTTGCAGTCGTGAAAACAACGTATCCGTGAACTACTACGCAGAACTTGATAACGCGAGAGCAAGAACAACGACCGCTCAAGGATTGATGGCCGGTCAAAATTCGGGCGGCACGAGAAACGACACGAACTACTACGAGTTTGGAACTTTCGGTGACCAGTAATGCATGTCAGGTTTCTTTACTCGCGCAAGGCTGACCACGGCGTAAGTGTTGGGTGTCCCGCCGAAAACTGCATAAGCGCAATGGTTCATGGTGGATTTTGGGATTTAATGCTTCGCGGTTTTGTCGATGAGCAGGTCCACAGGCAGGTCTTGGGCGGCATCTCTGAGAGTGACGCAGTGCGGTTCGCCAAGGCCATTGCTTTCGGGGGCTTGACGCAGGCAGAGGCTTACGAGGTGATTTGCGGCAGGGACTGCAATCATCTTGGATATAACATTGATATCGTTTCGGCGAGTGATATCCCATCTGATCGGTGGTTTAGGAATGCATGGAAACGCTCTCCAAACGGCGGCCCGGTATCAATTGACCTTGAAAAAGCAAAGCCAATTCATTGGGACCGCCTAATGGTTGCGGTCACAGCCGAGAATGATCAGCGCGAAAAGGCATACGAAAGACGCCCGCTCATAAAGCCCGCTTGGGAAACAATCAGGGGCGCGGTCCGTCATGCGCGAGACGCGGATGAATTGCGAAAGATTTGGCCGGATGGCATGGAGCAAGTGAAATTATGAGCCTTGTTATTGTGATTTTAGCCCCGCTTGTCGGGGCTTTGCTTTATCGCCTTCGCGGCGGCTGGCTGAACGATCTAGTCGGCTGGGGTCAGAAAACCCAATTCAGCCGCCTAGCGTGGGCCATTCCGACTGCAGCCCTGATGACATGGGAATCGGGTGCCCCTTGGTGGTTTGCCATCGTGTTGACCGTCACGAATTTTGCCTCGCTCGCAATGTTTGGCACGGGTCAGTATTTGCAGGATGTCCCGCTTAGGCGTGAGCCAGATTGGCTGGGCTTGGCACGCAATAGCCTGGCTGCGGTCCCCCTTGTTTTGTACTCGCCGATCATGTTTGCGGCTTATGCTGGCATCGGCTTATTGCACGCGCTGTTCTATTGGCTTGGACACCGGACCGGGTACAACTCGCAAGCGGGCGAATGCATCGTCGGCGCGGTGGCTTGGTTTGTAATTGTGGTAGCGTCATGATTCTCAACACCCGCAGCCTTGATAAGCTAGAAGGCGTGCATCCCGACCTAGTCCGTGTGGTCAAGTTGGCGGCGCATTACACCGAGCACGATTTTATCATTACGGAAGGGCTTAGGACCGTCGAGCGTCAGAAAGTCTTGTTTGCCAAGGGCCTGAGCAAGACCATGAACTCGCGACACATCACGGGGCATGCGGTGGATTTTGCCCCTGTTATTGACGGCGAGATTAGCTGGCGGTGGGTGGCGTTCAAGCCCATCGCTGACGTGTTCAAGCGCGCCGCTGCGGAGCTGAAAGTTCCTATCATTTGGGGCGGAGATTGGAAGTCCTTCAAGGACGGGCCGCACATAGAATTGAACCGCAAACAGTATCCTTGAGGGGTCCAGAAATGAGCAGTGACTTAGATTTGCATCGTGACTTTGGGCAGCTTCAGGGGACGGTGGCGAGCCTGACTGGCGAAGTCAAAGACCTGAAACTCGAAGTAAAGGAACTGGCCTCAACCGTTACTGAGCTGACCGCGCTATTAAACCAAGCGCGCGGAGCCAAGTATATCATCTTCCTGGTCCCCGGGTTTGTCGGGGCACTCGCAGCCGTGATCGGTTATTTCGGTCTCAAAGCGTGGGTGGGGCCAATACATTGACAGCCAAAAAGAAGGGCAAGCGAAAAGCAGCCGCATCAAAACGCAAGCCTGCCCGACCCGCCACACGGCGGGTTTTTTCTTGGCGCGAACCCGAGTGGGGGCAAGCCGCGACCCTCGTTTTAGTTCCGCTGACTGTCCTACTTGCGTTCCTCGCCAGCCACGCCATCGCGGAAATCCTATTTGCATAGGTGATTAGTGACAGAAGCGCATTCATCGAAACGCTTTCAGTCCATTTTAGATTTATACGAACACGTCGGGCGTTCTCAGGCGGAACTAGCCCGGACATTGAACGTCAGCCGAACCACTGCGCAAAGCCGTCTCTACGAAGCGCAACGGTGGTTGGCAAATAGCCAGGGGGAAGATCACCCCGCCCCCACATTTGAAGTCGCCAGCCTGCCCGATGCCGACATATCAGCCGAAGAACTGATTGAGCATCGCAAGCGGCAGTTTGCCAAGCGGCACGAAGCCGAAACAGCCCGCAAGCTGATCGGCATCAATATCAAGATGCAGGGGCCAATCGGGATTGTCCACTTTGGCGACCCGCACGTTGACGACGATGGCTGCGATATCGCCCGGCTCGAGCAAGACCTCGACACGACCCGGGAAACCGAGGGCATGTATGGGGCGAACCTTGGCGACTTGCAGAATAACTGGATAGGACGCCTCGCTAGGCTCTGGGCAGAGCAATCCACCTCCGCAAGCCAAGCATGGAAGCTGGTCGAGTGGATGGTGGGGTCTGTTGATTGGCTCTACATAATCGCGGGCAATCACGACGCCTGGAGCGGTTCCGGCGACCCCGTCAAATGGATGATGAAAACGCAGCGTGGCTTGTACGAAGCTCACGGCGCTCGCGTTGCGCTCAAGTTTCCAAACTCCAAAATTGTCCGCATCAATGCCCGGCATGACTTCAGCGGTCATTCCATGTGGAACCCGAACCACGGGCCAATGAAAGCGGTGCAGGGTGGATGGCGTGACCATCTGCTTACGTGTGGACACAAGCACGTGTCGTTCGTCGCCGGTCCACTCAAAGACCCAAGCAATGGCGGCCTGAGTTGGGCGGTCCGTTGCGCGGGCTACAAAGTCCACGACCGTTACGCCACTGAGAACCATCTACCCGACCAGAACGCATTTAGTGCGTGCGTGAGCATCATCGACCCCGACTACGCAGACGACGACACCCGGCTGATGACCGTGATTCCTAACGTACAGGAGGGCGCTGAATATTTGACGTGGAAGCGCGCCAAGTGGGGCCAGTCCAAACGCACACGGAAGGGGTAAGCCATGACGGACGATAAAGATCGCGACCCGAGCGAATGCGCTGACCACGTGACGACTGAAGGCAACCCGGTGGAAACGACCAAGGTGCCGTTCGATGCCCTGCCGTGGTCATGGGCCGTTGAAGACGGCGAAGGCAACCCAAGCCCGCGCGCTGAGCGTCAAATGCTTTGGCTTCATATCCACGCAGCCACGGACGCGCCCTTATCCATCAAAACGCTGGAATACATCGAAGCCTCGCGCCGGTTCTTTAGCCACGGGCTGCTGCGCGACGTGAAGGGGAAAGCTGATGAACCCAAGTAAAAACCGCATGTTGCGCCTCGCTAGGGACATCGGTCCCTTCACAATTTCCGCCAGCTACTCGTTCAACAAATCGACGGGGGAATACGATGCGCTGGATAGCATCTTCGTTGATGGGCGCGGCCTCGAAGGCACTGAGATTGACAAGCATCTGGACGAGATGGGCCGCCAGCTATCTCGATGGGCTAAGGGCCGCGACCGTGAGTAACAGGAGAAATCCCATGAACGCAACTTGCGCAACGTGCCGGTTCTACGATGGCAACGAATGCCGAATAAATCCGCCTAGCGTGCTGATGGACGGCAATGGCCGAGCCTATGCGCTATGGCCCCGCGTAACTCGTGACGCTTGGTGCGGGCTGCACGAGAAACTTGAACAAGCGCATCGCTTTGAACTTGGAACCCCCCTCATTGTTGAAAGGAAATAATCATGGCTGATTACCAGGTTTTCTACGGCAAGGATTTGCGCATTCCGTTCAAGGTCGTCACGGCCTCGGGCAAGGTTGGCAAGATCGACGGCGCGGTTGACGTGTCTTCGGACGACGCTTTCGTTGCGTCCGTTGCCATCGACGGCGAGTTCATTCACATCACGACGCTTGATGTTGGTGACGCGGTCATCACCCTGTCGGCTGACGCTGACCTCGGTGAAGGCAAGACCTACATCGAATCGCACTTCACGGTTGAAGTGCTGAGCGAGACCGCTTCGGCGTTCGACCTCGGTACGGGCGTCGAAGTCGAGAAGGTCGTCGCTCCGGCTGAGCCGACCGCCTAAAATTCAGGGCCTTTAAGTGACAGGGGGGCGGCGGGAAACTGCCGTCCCTTTTTTCTCGTGAAACAGGAGTATTCTCATGTTCCCAACTGCATTTGTGTTTTCGATGGCGCGCCAGCTCCTGACGATGGGCGGCACGTTCCTCGTCGCCAAGGGCTTTGCTGACAACGGCACGGCTGAAGCTCTCGTTGGTGGCGTTCTTGCTGCTGGCTCCGTCTTTTGGAGCTACTGGCACCACACGCCGGACGCGCCGAAATAATGGCTTACGTAAAATGGATTGGGGCGGGCTTGATTGCTGCCGCCCTGATCGTCGCGGGCTGGAAGGTGAACGGCTGGCGAATAGATGCCGCGCAAGCCTTGATTGCCAAGGCTGAACTGCGCGCCGAAATGCAGCGCCGCATCGACAGCGAAGTCGCAGGCCGCGAAATCCAGGCGAAGCTCGACGCCGCTAACGCCAAAATCAATGCACGTGTGAAAGCGTTCCAAACCAAGGTCAAAGACGATGAAACGAAACTGGGGTGCGTGCTGCCTGATGGTTATGCTTCCGAGCTGCAGCACCTACGTGAGGGTCAGTGATTGCCCGTCACCTCCCCCTAGTCTATTGACCCCAGCCGCACCATTAGGGCAGCCGGGGGATTTGCAGGGGCCGGTTACGATGGCTGATTTGCTGAACCTGTACGCCACAGATATAGGCCGATACGAATCGCTTCGGGAGCGGCACAAAGACCTTGCCGACTACGTTGTGCGGTACTGCCTAGCTAAGCAGAAGGTTAACAGCGTCAGCCGTCCACTCGAAGAATAGGGCTGACCCGAACATCAGCACCACGAACGCCAGCCAATAAGGCAAATCAGCGTTAGGGTCCGCAGCCCATCCTGCCCGGGGGCGGTTCAGGGTGCGCTGGGTCATTGGACCCCCCATACGATCAAGAGTGTCAGCGCAGCCATCCCGGCGTCCAGGATAGCCGCGCAGATCAGTGTAATCACCAGTGCAGCTTTACGCATGATTGTCTCCGTCCGGTCATCGCCGGTCAGGAGACGTTACGCGGGAAGTTTTAACATCAGGTTGACGGCAGCCGCCTCCGCCTCCGCACGGGTCAACCCGCCCTCAAATTCCATAATCGCCGCGCGTTCGTCGAACTCGTAACGCTGTTGCGTCGTCCAGAGCCGGTAGCGATGCCGGGTCACTAGATCGATTGGCTCGGTCACAGATCGCCCCCCAATAGCGCCGTTATGCGCTGAATCTCCCCCTCGCAAAACTTGACCACGCCGCGATATTCCTCCGCGACTGTCTCCGCGTCTGGAACCGTGCAGCCGGTGGAATACAGCCCCGCCAGGATTGCCAGTGCATTCTGGCGGCGCAACCGGATTAGCTCAAGGTCAATGCCTAGGCTGATGGGATGGCGCGCAAATAGGATGACTTCATTTTTCATTCGCGAGTTTCCGGGTAGTCGTTAGGCCCAAGTTCCGGAAGTTTTGACGCAGCCCGGTGTGAGCTTGTTTGCGCCCTTGTTCTGAAAAACCCGTGATGCTCCGGGTACACGGCATGAAACCGACGTGCATAAAATGCACAGAAATTGTTGTTTAACTTAAACGTCGATTTTCCGTCAGCGCCAACGGTATCGAGTTCCCATCTTATTCGCTCAAAAACCGCCCCAGCACCATAGTTGCAATGTCCGCGCGCAATCACTTGCTTTGTAAACTTAACAAACAGCGCCCACACCTCCGGGTGCTTGTTGTGAAACTCGGTGCATTTTTGTCCCATTTGCTCTTTGCGTGTAGTCATGTCTGAGTTACTCACCCCGTCCCTCCCGTGCCCCACTCAGGCTCGACTACGGCAATTTCTTTCAACGCCTCCTGCAGCCGCCTGATCTCTCGCCCCTGAACGCAGGGCACCCGCTGGCACTGATCGTGACAGGAGTGGGTGCCGTTGGTTGTCAGGCGCTCGACCTCCCGCTCAAGGGCTTCGATGCGGTCGGCGGCTTCCTCACCAAGCGATTTCTTGAACACGGTTGCCTGCTCTTCGGGCCATCCGTAGGTAGGTCGGAAGGCACGCAACCGCTTCACAAGGTCACTGCTCATTTGCTGCCCTCCAATGCTTTGCGAGCGATAGACGCAGCAGACAGCCAAGCGTCGTTCATACCCCTCTGCCAGTCTTTGCTATGAACAAGCGGGCTGTCCTTCAGTAACGTGCGCTCAGTCTCAGTGATGATCTCCAGCGCCTCCCGCAGCCGCGCTATCTCATCCGCCTGTTTGTCTACAACCACGCCAGCGTCGGCGTTGTAGTGGCCGCAGTGCTGGCAGAAACAGCTTTCGTGTCTCATGGCTCCACCGCCGCTCGCAGCTCTGCCGCTGCAGTGCTTTTACCGATGCCATCCAGCCAGGCAGCGACAGCCCCTATGCATTCCACCGCCCGCGTTTTTTGGATTTCCCAGGCTTTCAGGTTTGACGCTCGAAGTTTTTTGTATGGATGCTTATTCCCAGACGACAAGGTCAACGTAACGGCGACCATTTCGACTAGACCAGCGTCATGCTGCCCGTCGCAAAAAGTCTCCCAACAGTCCGGGCAGAGAATCTGCCCCGTGACCTCGAAGCACTCAACCACGTGACCTGTGTCACCAAATGCATCCTTGCATTCCTGGCATGTGCGGCATCCGTCGGTCATCACCGTCTCCCCAAGCTGATCATTGCGTGCACGATCAATCCAAGACACACCCATGAGCCTAAGTCGTTCAGCCCCTGTGCTATTGTTTCTGCGGCAAGGTCGCTCATCAAGCTGCCTCCGTTTGCGGAATGCCCACCATCTGTTCGATTTGTCTCCGCAACTCGCCGGGTGCCATGTGCGGAATGAACTCTTCACAGACCACTAGGCACGCCTCATTAAGGAACTCCCGGAATTTAGCCTGACCCATTTTTGCGAACGATATCGAGCGCGGCAGTCGAATTCGCTCCGTCTTGGTCTGCACTACCGTGAAATGCCCAGTGCGCAGCTTAATCACGTCGCTGACGTTTTCCCGGTTCGCGCCTATCGCGTCGGCAATCGTCCCGCACAATGCCCAATAGAGCCGAAGCTCTTTTAGCTGCCGGGGGCGCTTGACCTCACATGTCACCAGACCGTCAAGCGGCACACTTGCCAG